TGCTCCATAGCTTGATAAGCCATGTTTAGACCTTCGGCAATCGGCTTGATGTCTACAAGGTTAATAGCCCCTACAAGTCCACCTTTTTCGCTAAATGCCGCATAGTTCTTGACAGGTAGGAGAGTGTTGTTCTCACCCTCTGTGAACAAGCGGGCAAGACTTGGCTCGGAAGCATCGTAAACACCCCGTACTTTAAGGGCTTGGATGAATCCATCAATACGGTCTGCAAGCGTGTCTAGCTGTCTTGCTTGGTCTTGGTACAGCACATAGTCAGGTACAGGGATTAGACTGTCTGTCGTAAGTGTTGAAAACATGGGTTTTGGGCAGGGCCAAAAGTTTTCCAGTTGTAACGGATCGTCACGGGTATCAAGAATCTTACCCATCGACTTGGATAGCCAAATTACTTGACCTGTAGATTTGTCCCAAATCTCGTAAATTAGGGCTTCCCGTGCCATTTCACCCATCTTTTCACTAAATGACTTGGATGTTTCAGGCTTGGTATCTAGCGGAATCTTACCACCCAGTTCTTCACCAAAGCGTTCAACAAGGGCAGGGCGTTCCATATAGACTTTACGCCATACTGCGGTCACTTCTTCCCATGTACGGGCAGTAGTCAATCCAAAGTCACGCCAATAAACATAGTCTACTGGGGCGCATTCGTACTCTATGCGTTCTTGATCCTCACGGTATATACCGCCTTCGGTTTCAGCTTCGTCTGCATCTTCGGTAACTTGGAATCCATCATCGGGCGCACCTTCTCCCATACCACCAGCTTGACCAGTAATATGTGGCTCATAGCGCACCCAAGCCGTACCACGCCCACCAAGTAAACGGTCTTGAACGCATTGCTTCATTGCGCTGGCATAGTCACCATAATGCTCAATTTCGTACTCTAAAGCCCGTTCTAGCATCATTGACGCTACACGCCCAATAGGGTCGTTATCACGGAATCTACGGCTTACATCGGGTCTTGGCAGTCTTGCAAATACCGCAGGGGTAATGGTCTGTACATTGCTCCACAGGATATTAAACTTAGCTTGTGGGTTGTTTCGGCTACGGGATTCGTCACGATACCGCTTGACAATCTTATCGGCACGACCTTCCCAATCTTTAAATGTACGCTCGTACTGGGCGATGCAGTTGTACCAATCTTGGTATGTATGATCCATTTTTATTCCTAGGTAAAGTTACCCATTGCTATTACTTCTGCACCTGCGCCAGTAGTTATGCTCCAAGCACCAGTTTTAGAAAAGGTGTTCATTTCAATGGAATAAACGCCAATTGGAGTATTTGCTTTAACAAGAGCATGGGAAGTAGCACCATCAAGAATGCTTACTGTGCTAGTTGCGGCAGTTCCTACGGTAATAACTAAACGGTGTAAATAGTCACCAGTTGCGCCAGTTGTGCCTAATACTTGACCTGTTTGTGAAGCGGCTACATGTTCGTAGGGTAATGCAAAGGTTGCGGATGCTGTTGTCATTTAAATTCTCCTGTTTACTATTTTTGGGGTTTCTTTCCACATCTCGTTGAGCGTTACATCCGTTTGCCCGACATGAAGTCCTTTAATCCTTGTATCTTTGAGGATAGGGCTTTCTTCATCCTTCCAAACAAGGCTAAGATAGCGCATAGCGTCACTCGAATGACTCGTGAAATCGTGTTTTGGACGATCCCTAAAGCATTTCTTATCATCATCCCATTCCCTTTGGTATTGACGCAAACATTCTATTAATTCTTCAGCCTTATTATCAAACCAAGTGCGAGTTAATGCAAGTCGTGTTGCCTGTATTCCATCCTGAATTGACAGATTTGGAACAATTTTTAGATGTTTTATGTCAATTTTTGCAGAAATCTGCTCGATTATGCTCTTTCCACCACTTGCTAGTGTTTTAGCCCTAGCGTCATGGGGCAGGTAATGAGTGCCATATTTGTACCCAAACTCATCCTCTTTTTGAGCAAGTAAGCCCGTGTAATAAGAAATGGGTTGACCGTTAGATGAATGGTGGTCTAGCACCCTTATCTCACCGTACACAACCTGAAACCAAATAATAGCCGTAGAGTCATTAAACCCCAAATCCCATGCGGTGTGACAGGGAAACATGGGGTCATAGTCAATAGTGGTAATACGCTCAAGGTCGGTAATCCTACGCATCTCCTGCCCGTAATACGCCCCAACTATGGCAGCCTCGAATGAACAAAGGAACTCAGCCTCGTACTGAGTGCTAGACATCATGCGCTGGGCATCTTCTAGTTCAGCTTGTGGCAATAGACCTGATTGATCTGCCCTAAGTGTTTTAGAGTACCAATCGGGATTATTTTCAGCACTTTTGTATATGTCATAGAACCCGTTATGCCCACGGGGAGTCCCTATGAATACGGCATAACCGCCCCTATCTGCAAGGGCTGGTCTGATGATCTCTCCCCATACACGGGGTTTCATGTCAGCAAATTCGTCTAATACGATACCGTCACAATAGTTTCCACGGAGCGAATCAGGGGTATCAGCACCAAATAATCTAATCTTAGCCCCGTTATGTAGTTGTATCCATAATTCGGATTGATTGGCTTTTTCTAGTGCAGGTGCAGCAAAGCGTAATAAATAGTCCCAAGCTACTGATTTGGCCTGTGAGTATAGTGGGCAAAGGTAAAAGTACCTGCCGTCAGGCTTTTCTTCTTTAATTGCCCTCTTAATCAGGTCATTAATGCTTGCTACGGTCTTTCCTGCTCTACGGTGACAGACTAGTACCGCCCAGCGTTGCTTACGCTTGTGGAAGTCTTTAAACGCATCCCTGACCTTGTATTCAAACTCATGTACTACTACTTCACTCATCTTGCCATTTGTAGATATGGGTTATAGGTGCAGTAGCATCACCAGCGTGTTCTGTCCTAGCCAGCTTGGGTACATGGTACTCAGCGACTTGCATAAAGCAATCAAACGCTACCTTTGGCCCTAGCTTTTCGTTCATAGCGATCTCATCAAGCCATTCTTGTAACTTATGGCTGTTACCATCCACAAACTTAGCGATAGCCTCTCTAGCAAGGGCTGTTGACTTATTAGGCACACCTGCAACACGCCCGCCTGTCTTTTTTCTAGTCTTTTCTATTGTAGAACTCATATTTAACCAAGTGGTTGATTAAGATAGGTTAATTGTAGACTTACTTTTGCTTTTTAGCTAATGCTTCCTTAATGACTTCTTTACGGTCTTTAGACTTGTCTTTTTCTTTAAATCCAGCATTCACTTGGTCTACATATTGCTGCAACCAAGAGTTATCAGGCTTATTGGCTTCCTTCATATATGTCCTTATCTATTTTGTTTAGCTTAAATTGCTCATCTAATGCTTGCTTTAGTCTTTTCTCTAGTTCGGCTGGATCAGTCTTGGGCAGATTTTCTAACGAACTAATGCGCTGGTTTCCACGCCCAAAGGAGTTATCTACGATACCGATACGCACATTGGGGTTGTCAGCATACGCAGCCTGTAGCTGTTCCATAACATCACGGCTACCAGTATGGGTGCGTAAATGCTCTTTTAGCGGTACTGTGCGCCCTGATCCGAACTCACCCTTCATACGCATAGCACGGGTAAGTGAACCCTCAACCAATGCTTCTACAGGGTCACGGTAGGTATAGATCAAGTCTACCTTGCGCCCAGCTTTAAGTGCTTGGTCAATCTTCTTTTGTGCGGAATCCAACTTATTCATGTTGGTGTCGTAGATCATTTCTGCGTTTTTAGCTATATCAGGGTACATCTTTAAGGATGAAGTCTTGCCTGCACCTGTGCCGCCACCAGTAAACATAATGCTTGAACCTTCGGGGGCTGGCTGCGCTAGTTTCTCAGCGTATAGTCTTTTAACAAACGCACTAGCTGGCTCATGCACATTTGCCGACAATGTACGGTTCTTTACATATTCAGGGCTAAGTTCACGGGCAACATCGGTATTGAGAACCTTGCCGCCTTCAGAATCTTTAAGCCTTGCGTAGTCATCTACTAAAGTTTGGTATTGGTTATCTAGCCTGCTTTGGAATCGTTGTCCAATTGCATCCAATTGCGGTGCTGCTTGTGTTGGTTTAATGGTTCTTAGGGTCTTAGCAGCCATAAGTGCGGCTGGCAATGCCATAGTAGCAATACCTACGGGTTCACCAGCTTGGCGGCCTTTAAGATATGCGGCTTCGTTAGGATTAAGCACCGACATATTAGGTTGTTGTGGAAAACCTGTAGCAGATGATAAAAAGCCTTCTGCATACCCACCTTGTGGTTGTGGCACAGTTTTATTAGGCATTTGAGGGTAGCCTACAAAAGCACCGCCTTCAAGCCTTAAAAGTTCAGCAAGCGTAGCCATTTACTTTACTTCTTTATCCAAGTCTTTAAGTTTGTTAGATAGCATCTTTCTACGGGCAATGCGTTCAGCTTGTTGCTTTTCTAGCGTAGATTGATGTTCAGGGCGTAGCATTGCATCTTCTTTCTTGTACTTGTGGCTCATGTGTTCCATTATTTTTCTTTCACATACTTGTTATAAGCAGTTTCAAGGGTTTCTTTTCTAGCTGTTTTAGCTGATTCTTTAAAATCTGCGGCACTTGGCGCACCTTTAGCACCAGCTTTTTTCATCTTTTCACCCGATCCAGCCTCAATCCTAGCCCTTTTTCGGTGAATATTTGCGTATAGTCCGTCTTTCATGTTAACAACTCCATCTTTTTCGTGCTGCTTTTCCTCGTTCCCCAGTCCATCCTGCTGACCTTGCACAAAAACTATCGTGTCTTGGCCCACTAGATTGGGGGGCTTGTAAATTACTATTGTTCTTTGCATTGTATGCTTTGCGACCTGCTGCGGTCATACCTGCGCCTTCTTCTACTGACTGATAATGCCTACCTTTGCCTTTAGTTGTCTTAGCAATAGGCTTGTCATGCTTTTCTACTGCTGCGGCAATGTCATCTCTACGGCTCATTTATGCCTTAAATTTAAGCAGGTAAATGGTGGTGTCAATCTCTTGGGCAATATTGTCAATAAGTTGGCAGATTTCAGGGTCTTGTGGCAGGTCTGCCCGTGCCTCTTTTACAAAGCGTTGTAGTGACTGTAGGTATGCCAAAGGTTCTTTTGGCTGGTGATATGTGGCGGGAAAGTCGGTAATCTGCCCGTAAATACCAAAATATGTTTCTGCCAAGGTATCTGTAAGGCCAATAATATTCTCGTAAAAATGACCTAAAGCCTTGTGTTTTGCGTAAGACTTGGTTGCCCAATGGAAAAAGTGGGTGTTTGTGCCTGAATGTAGCATGGTTGCAAGAAACAACGCCATTGACTTTTCCATACAAATCCTTATGTTATTGGTGTATTTTCCCCTATTTTATTAAGAATGTCGATATAAACAAGGCAACTCCCACCTTTTTTTATTGCACCCCGTTGTAGATATAAAACATCAATTTGGCTATCATCATCAAACACCCCAGCACCGTTACCGCCTAGCGAATCCCACAATGATTTGACACGGTTATCTAAATCTTGCTTACGCCTAGTGGCAAAATGAATAACTATTTTCATTTCTAAACGGGCATCACCTAGCTTTGGTACTCTATATTCCCTTACATATTCAGCTACTCGTTTTTTAAATTCAATAGCTTCCTTGCTTAAATACCGCCTATGACCACTACTTTTGATGTAATGATTGACGGAAGGGGGTAGGGGTAGGGTTAGGATTAACATTAAGGGAGTTTAACAAGTCCATAGCATCTTGGGTCATTTGTTCAAAACTTGGTATGTAAAACCCCCGACTCGAATAACTGGGCAATCGTTTTTCGGTGCGCTTCTTCCCACCGTTCCACTCTCTCTGCTTTGCTAAGTGTTGCA